TCGACGGTGTCCAAGATGCCGCGGAATGTCGTCAGCCCGAAGGTGACGGACTCGGAGAAATCGGCATAGCAGGGCGCAAGGTCGATGATCACTGCGCGTCCTTGCGCGGGCGGCCGCGGCCGCGCTTGATAGGCGCGGCCGGCGGCTCGTTTGCTGCAGGCGCTTCGATTTCCGGAGCCAGCATCTTTTCGACGCGCTGCACGCGGCCGATACTCTCGGCATAGCGTGCATCCGATTCGCTGAGGCTGACGACGGACCCAGCAGGGACGGGCTTACCGTCCTGCCAGGTGTCGCGAAGCGTGACGACTTCGACCATGCTTAGGTGATGCTATCGGCCGCGGAGAAGGCGCCGGCAATCCTGACGCCGACATCGGCTGTCATGAAAGCGCGAATGCCGGTGATGCCCATGGCGAAGTTTGCAAAAGGATTTGCCGCGATTTCGATTGCGCCCCATTCAGCAAAAATAACCTGGCTGAAGTCGCCGAAGATGGCGGTAGCGGCCGGCATTTGCACGGTCGTGCGGCCGCGGAATCCGCAAACATTGCCTTCCAGGATGTTGCCGTCCCACAGCGGGCTGTAGGTTGACGCCACCTTGACGCGGGCGGAGAGCAATGCCGCAACTGCCGGGGTGGTCAGGTACGCACAGGAGGTCGTCAGAGCATTGGCTGCAGCTACGTCTGTCTGCGCGTTCAGCAGCGCGGCGTAGTCGAGCGATGCGCCGGTAAATGCGCCAATCGATGCCGTGCCGAGAATACCGACAGGAGCGCCACCGCCGCCCGTATTGATGCCGGCCACGTCGAGCGCGACCGCGAGCACCTTTGCCAAGTCTTCCATCACAAACTGGTCGGCATCAGGCGTGCTTTGCTGCAGCAACAGGCGGCTGACTTCGGTGTAAGCGCCACAAACCTTCGGCCGCAATTGCAGGAGGCCGACAGTCTGCTGACTCTCGGTAATGGCCGTTCCTTCGTTGGCCAGCCAGTAAGCGGTCGCGGCGCCGGTTTGCTTGGTGATGTCGGCGTTGCCCACCAGGCCGGAAAGCGTGCGGGCGCCAAGCTCTTTCAGCAGCGTCCGGTTGCGCATCATCTCGATGAAATCCTGCGGGCGCAGCGTGGTGGCTACCATGTTGCCGCCGGCGGTTGCTGTGCCCACGGTCAGATCCCGCTTCTGGACTTCAAACGGCAAAAAGAAGCTGTTTTCTGACTGGCGCTGCAAGCCAGCGGCGGCGGCCTTGTCGGCAAATGCGATCGAGGCGGCGCGTTCCAGGCCGGCATTGCTCCAGTCGTTCGAGAGCATGGCGCGAATGGCCTTGATGATGCTGTATTGCTTCGTTTCCTTGGAGGTCATGCCCACCTCGGGCTGCCACTGCTGCGCGCCACGGGCGGCGATGTGATCCATCACTTGCTTCGCGAAATCTTCGGAGCTAATGCCGTTGCGGATGGCCTGCTGAGGCATCTCGCCGAGCTGGAAGTGCTCAAACTGCTTCGCGACGGCTTCAATCGCCTTGATGCGTTGCAGGGACTTGTCGGCGGCTGCGCGCTCGATGGCGGCAAGGTCTGGCGTGGTCGTTTCCATGGGGTGGTGCTCCTTCATTTCTGGCTGGGTGGTTTCGGTTTTGGTGGTTTCTGGTGCGACGTGTGGCAGCTCAGCCATTCGGCCGACTCCCACGGAGGCATCCGCCGGGACAGTAACAAGCGAGTTTTCCAGGATTTCCCAATCGATGACGCGATAGGTAGCTGGAGCGTCCGCTGCTCGTTCCAGGGGGCCGGCGGCGCCGTCGAGCGCACGCCGAAACGCGGCCAGATCGCCGGGGCTGTCGCGCTGACAGCGTTCGAGCACCCGGCCGAATGCCCGGCCGTCGATGGTTCTTGAAATGGGTTTTCCGGCTTTTCCGGTGGTCTGCTCGATCACCTTGTGAACCTCGTAGCCGACAGATGCTTTCGTCAGGTGGTTGCCGTTGATCAGGGCGATGGTGCGGCCGTTGTCTGCTGCCCACGAAATGGCCACTTCGCCGCGCACCGTCTTACCATCTGCAACGACAGAGCCGGGCACGTGGTGCCCGCGGAGGTCGTCCCAGTTGTGGTTGTAGAGGACGGCGGCGCCGTCGTTCAGACGGTCAAGGCGGACAGATTCAGGCTGACAATCAAGAATTTCGATTCCCCACCAGCGTTCGTATGGCGTATCGCTGGCAAAGGACATTGACAGCACGAGGTCGGACTGGTCGGCGCCGGCATCGGGCGCGCGCTCAGGCGCAGGCGCGCGGGAAAACGGGATCTGGCGGGTAACAAAAAAGCGAGTCATGAGGATTCCTCCATGACCCGCTTTTTACGGGGACGGCGTCAACTCGATAAGGCGCGGGAGTTGACGCAATTGCTCGTAAAGTCGCTGGTTTTGTTTACGCAGAGACAACTGGCCCAAACATTGGCGCCGGAAGCGGCGGCGCGTCGGTGTTATACACAACACCTTTTCTCCAGGCCAAATTTTGCCCAGGCCTGTCACCATAGGTCACGACGCGAACTCCAGCGCATGAGGCGTGAGTGATTATCAGTGCTGTGGCATCTGCTCCATCGATGGCGACAGCAGAAACCGCTTTTTCTGTCCCAGCATCATAAACTCGGAAGATGCTATCGGTGCCGTCTGAGTAGTTTGTTTCTCCGGCCTTCGCTGCGGCTATCGTTTGGGTAAATTTGACTTTCGTGTGGGTAGCGTCGGTGCTCGTTACCGATACCAGGCGCGGCCCTGTGCCGTCTACTCCCGATAACTTCAATACACGTTCAGCGTATGCCAGAGCAAACCTTCGTCCTATCTCCCTATTGCCTTCTGCGCTTACGTGCTGGCTGTCTACTCCTGCGTTGCGCGGCACGTCATGGGTAACAACCATGTAGGTGTTGTCGACTTGGAAAGTCGTCATTTCATGAATGCTGATAATGTTGAATACCAGGTTCGTCGCTTCCTGTGCGGCGTACCTGTAGATACGAAACAGGTTAGATGCTGCCTTGAATATGATCGTTCTTTCGTTTTCCGCCGAAAGTGCCGTAATGTAGTCCGTCCCAACTACGTCAGTCACTTTATACCTGCCGGAGCCACTAACTGTCATTTTCAGCGCATAGGTTTTACCTATTTCTGTGGCTGGCGTATTAACCGTGAAACCTAACGACGTTCCACCGTCACCGATCATTGTTACCTTGTTTCCACTGATTGATACGGTGTTAGTAGCGTTCGCCCCTGTGGCCGTTATTGTCAAACTACCGGCGACGAGAGTAGGGGTATCTCCGGTGCCATCCGACTCAATCAAGCGCTGCTGATTCCCCGCTTTGCGCTGCGCGGTTGCTGTTGACGCGTCGTTAACTGTGCTTAATTGTGCATACAGAATTGGCGCGCCGGGGTAGTAGTCGCGGATGCTGCTAAACAGCTTCGCAAGACGCACGTAGTACAAATAGCTAACGAGTCCAGTCGCCATCGTTTCAGTAGCTTCAGACACTCCCGCTTCATGTCCGGACCAGCAAAATACAGGCGGCCTGTCTTCTGCTGCAACGCGATTGGCTCGATAGTTCATTGCGCCAAAGAGTGTTTTACGATCCATCGGGTCTGTTGGGACTTCCCAATTGGCCAACGAAGTCGATCCGATTGCACATGGGACAAGCATAGGGTTGACGCCTGTAAGCTGTGCAACAGTTTTACCCATCATTAGACCGAACGAGTGAGCAGGAATACCAGGAGATGCACCGCCTGGGATGTTGTTTATCCATCCTGCGCTTTGTACTCCAAGCGGTTCTGTTGCAATGCGTACATTTTCTCCTTTGTCCAGCATCACGACATTAGGCGACGGTGGCGAAGCTGAGGAGTCAATGATCCCCCGCCCGTCTGCGTTCGACTGCCCGCCGATCACAAAAACCTCGTCCCACTTCTGTATGAAATTTTCCTGAGACTTCCATACGGGAATACCTACGGGCGTAGCGAATCCGCGCGCTACCAGGTCTGCGGCAATATCATCGGCTAGCGTTTGAGTCGTGCCAGCTGCATATCCGCGCGTCGGCTTAGCGATAATTACGGTTTGGGTCATGGCTGATCGTCCTTCGGTTCAAATTGGGTAGCGGCTGGAGCCGGCGGCGGCTTGAGGTCAATGCCGTATTTCGCAGCCAGAGCAATTTCCGTCTGCTGCTCGTCGAAAATCTCTTCGATGTCGCGGCCTGCTTCGCTGGCAAGGCGTGTGCGAGAGGTGATGCGGAGGTAGAGCGCTTCGCGTGCGGCTTGCATGTCTTTCAGAGGATCGACCCATGCCCAGCCGCGGAACTGCCAGAGGTGCGGGGCGAACTTCTCGCCCTTCTCGATCGGTAGCCGGCTGCCGTTGTCGAGCAGGATCGCGCCTGATGCAAGGGACATGCGCAGCCAGTCGGCGAAGACTGGCTCAAGCCATGCGGTCGCAAACCACTGCTGCCTTTTGCGCCACTCATCGCGGCCCGAGAGCACGGCGGCGCGGATGCTGGAGAAATTGACCGCTTCGTAGTCGTTGCACAGTTCCGGGTAGCTTGATCCTGGCAGCCCGCTGGCCATGCGCTGATAGGCGGATTTCAGGAAAGGAGCAAACACCTCGTTCGGGTATTTCGAATCGATCGAGCGGACATCGTAGCCGACAGGGATTGTTTCCCACGTACCCGGCGCACTGGTGGCAACGCGGGCGCCGGCTTCGTCTGATGCCTCTTCGCCGATCGGTGGCGGGGTGCCGTCCGGTGACACAAAAAAGCCGAGGGTGTCGGCGCCTTGTTTGGCTGCCAGCAATGCCGACAAGGCGAACTCGCCGGCGTAGTACATGCTGAGCATGGCGGCATGGCACCACGGAATGCCGCGGCGCTGCCCCGGGCGCTGCAGGACCAAACG